ATCTCCTATTTCATAGTTTCTTTTGATAGAAAGAATCTCACGTGATCCTTCTTCTAAAGTTACAATGTAAGGTACTTTGATTCCTGAGGGCTCACCAGTCTCTAGATTTTCATCTTCAAAACCTTCTAGATCTAAATCTACATGACATTCTAATAACGTATAAATATCTTCATTTGAAGTTTTAGAAACTCCTTCTAATTCTCTTTCTTTTTTCGCAACATCTGATTCTTTATCTGCACCAGGTTTAGCTAATTCTATATCTCTATAAAAACCTGCTACTTGTTGTTTTCTTAAATCGTTTTCTGAAACTTTAACACGATGAATAATTGCTTCCGCATCATCTAATGAGGTAGCTGTGTACGGAACAATTAAATCATCTGCTGGAACAAATTTTGATACTGCTCTTTGTTCCACTTCATCATAATATACTTTTTTAAAAGTACTACCTGAAAGAGGTAAATGAAATAACATAGAATCAAACTCTGGTTCATATTCTTTCATCTGTTCCATAATTTGATAATTCATAAAATCTTTTACACGAGTTGCTTGCTGTGTTTTTTCTGGTGTAGATAAACCCATTACTTGAGTTCTAACCGGACCATCTGCTGGTAATAATTCTTTGTAAGCTAAAGATTGAAATTGTGTAACTGCCTCTGCTAGTACTGGGTGAGTTGCACCTGAAGCACCACTAAAAGGTTCTGATCTATTATCATATTTAAAACCTAAGAGGTCTAAACCTTGTGTGTAACTTTTTTCCCAATCTTTTCTAGACGAAACATATTCCATATACTTACCATTTAAATCTGAACCTAATCTTGCTAATGCATCGTCAGGTAAAAATTCTGCTAGGTTTGCATAATGCTCGTCACCACCTTCAGGTGATGCAGCTTGAGGATCTAAATCAATATCAACGGAACCATCTTCGTTTTCTTGTACTTCAACAGGTCCAGGTGATTCTTGTTGTTCTTGTACTTCTTCAGCTACTTGTTCTTGAATTTCTTCTTGACCAGGTATTTCAAATTCTTTTCTGACTTCGTTTGGAAGTGCTTTGTCTATATCCGCCATTTATTTTTTCTCCAGATTGTTTGACTGTTTTAACAGTATTATATGTAATATTCAAGCCCTGAGGTGTGGGTCCTGATTTAGGTGGTATTGTCGTAGTTAATTTCTTAATCATCTATAACTTTTTTAACATTTTCTATATCGTCCATAATCTCTCCTTCAAAATCAAGATCAACATTTCCATCGTAATCGTATTTACCTACTTGTTGACCTTCCTCAAACTCACCGGCAACTTTAAACGAGGTTCCGGTCTCAGGGTCCACATCATAAGTAGGTTTTTTATATTCAACTACAGCAGGAGCACCTTGATCAGTAGTAAATTCAACTGAGATACCTAGCTCATCTTCTGCTACTTTAACACCTTTATACTCATAAGCAGTTACGCCTCTTGAAGTTTCTGAAGCTTCATCTAATTGTTTTAAGACTCCTTTGTTTCTTACAGCACTTACTAAATCAAAAAATATTTTTTGTGCTTCTGATTCTGCAGCCTTAGCTGCAACAATACCTTCTTTTGCTCCGCCTTTAAATAAATCCATAAGATTAATTAATCCTGTTGTTATACCACCAAGGATACCGCCACCTATAGCAGTTTTTTTTAAAAATTTTCTTTTACTTGGATCCTCTGGTCCTTCTGCAAAACTTAATCTACCACCATCTGCAAAATTAATACGGCCACCATCTTTCATAAAAATAGGATCTATACCTAAAGAACGATTACCATATGATTCTCTAACTGCTTTTAAATATGGTTGTATATCAAATCCTTGTGGCTCAAATTGTTCTCTTGCAGCTTCTGCTCCATATTGTGATATGTAATTTTTTATTCCTTGATCAACTTGTTTTTTTTCATAATCTGGAATTTCTAACGCAGCTTTTGGATTAAAATCTCCTATTCTTAATTCTTTAAGTCTGTTTATATTTTCTTGATATTGAGGTAAATCAAAACGTGGAGCCATTTCTTTTTTAAAATATCCACCTGCACCTTTAATTGTTCCTTCTACTGTATCTGAATCAAGCTCTGGTGCCAATGATTGTTCAGCATCAGAAAAATTTGCAATGTTTTGTAAAGCTTTAATATTTTTTAATTTATCAGTTGTAAGTGGATAAAATTTTTCAAAATTTTGTGTAACTTTTTTATCTGTATCTGATGCAAGTATAAAATCTTTTACAAATTCATTTTTTGCAAACTCTTGTCTTGCACCACCTAAATTAGATACTTGTTCACCTGTTTTAGATTCTGTAATTCCAAGTTGCTGACCTCTTTCAATAATTTTATCTAATTCATTTATTGATGTCATTTTATCTTTTATTGCTTCTTCTGTTCCATACAAAGCATACTCTGTACTATCAGTTCCAAATTTTTCTTTAATCTGTTCCATTCCAGATGTTCCTCCACCTAAAAATCCATAAGTGGTTGCATTGATTGCTCCCTGAAGATCTCCACGTAATAATGCGGGGCCTGCAAAAGCTAACTCAATTGCTATATCAGCTGGAGCTACAACCGTACCTAATATTTTTCCAAAGCTTTTTCCAGCTTGTAATAATCTAGCTTTAGCTTTAGCAGCTTCGGCTTTATCAGCGCCTTGAGAAATTGCTTTGTCTTTTTTCATGTTAGATAACATTTCATCTGTACTACAAATATTTGGACTACCCTCTGCTAAATTAACACGTCCTCCATTAGAAAATTTTGCACCACAAAATAATTTACCAAAAAGTTGTAATGTCTGTTGTTTTTCTTTTTTATAATTACCTAATAAAGAAGATAATTCTTTTTGTGAAATGTCTCCTTTTTCTAATAAAATTTTTTGTAAGTTACCTACAATATTTTCGTAAACAGAAGAATCTTTAATTAAAGTTTGTGCTAGTTTTTTATTTGTTTGCGCTTGTTTAACTAATTCTTGTGCTCCAATTGGATTTGTACTTAACTCTGTAAAATATTGTCTAAAGGCATTCTCAGGTTTATATTTAAATGTAAAATCTTTATTGGGTGTAAGTTGGTTATTTTTTAAAGAATATGCTTGTTGTCCTTTTAATTCCGGATAAGCTTCTTCTGTAATTTTATTTAATTCTTTTAAATTTTTTTCTACATCTGTTCCTTGATTAATTTGATTAATTAAACCTTTTCTTTTTGTTGAATAACCTCTCCAACCTAATTCGTAATTTCTTGCAGAAGTCATCCCAATTAAATTGTTTAATGCACGTGCGATGTCTTCTTTATTTTTCATTTTAGCTATTTCTGCTATACCTTCTGCGTGGTCTAAATTAAAATTTAAACCAGACTGCAAGGTAGATACATCAAATAATTCTCTTAAAAGATCTGATTGTTTATTCATAAATCTTTTTATAGAAGTTTCACCTCCTAAAATTTTTTGTAATTCTTCAGGTGTAAATTTACTTTCTATTAATGCTAATTTTTCATTGTAAAGAGTTGAGGATCTACTTTTTTTCTTTATATATTTATCCATTGTGTCTGGAAAATATTTTCTTATAATACCTGATCTAAATTTACCCGTTCCTGTTTGATCATCAGCTACAAGATATAGTACTTCATCTATATTTTCTGGAGGATTAAAAGTAACTTTTCTTTTATCTAAGATTTCATAATTTAAAAAATCATTAATACCTTGTTTAAGATTTAAATCTGTTTCAATTTTTCCTGAAAAAAATAATTTTTTAAAATAATTTTTATATGCTTTCTCAGCGTCTTTACCTTGACTAAAAAAATTTCCTACATTGTATTTATCAAAAGATAATTTTGAATCTCTTGCTCCTATATTTGGTAAACCATGTCTAAAAATGTTTCTTCCTTTCTTTCCGAGGGAATCTATATTAGCTTTTTTAAACTCTTTTATTAAAGCTTTTTCAAATTTATCATAATCTTTAACACTAAATTTATCTATATTATTATCAAAAAAATTATCTACAAAATTATTTATTTGTTCTGTTTGATTTAAAATTTTTGTTTTTTGACCTGAAGATTTAAGTTCACCCATTTTATTTTTTCTTTCATTATAAAATGCCTCAGCTTCTGTTTTTGTGTCAAATATTTTATTTCCTTCGTTAAATCCTGAACCTGATTTTCTTTTACCAAATTCTTCACCTCTATACCTAACATAATATTTGTTTTTATTTTCTCCGGTTATAAATCTCTTAACACCTGCAAAACCAGTTCTCGATCCAAGGTCTTCACCTTCAATCGCTCCGCCGCCTATTGTGTTTGGTGGTCTAGATGTAAATAATCTGTTTGGCTTAACAAGGTAAGCCTTCATGTCATTGAATTCTTTAATCTTCATTTAGAAACCCATCAAATAGTTCAAGCCACCATCAGCATTTAATTTTCTTCTAGTTGCTTTATCAAACTCACCTTGAAATTCTAAAGTGTCTCCATATTTTTCTAATAGTTCATCATATAGTTTAGGATCTTTTCTTCTGTCTTCTAACATTTTAATTATTCTGCCCTGTAGGTCTTTATCCATGTTCATCATCTCGTCAACAAAACTTTCATCTATTTCAGGAAACTTAACCATTAGTTTATCTCTACTTAATTTAAAACCTTCAGGTACCGGTGGTACATCTAAAATTTTTCTTTCAGATTCATCTACAATACGATTTCTATTTTCAAAATCTCTAAACAAAGATTCTTCTGCTCTTTTTCTTGCAGCTTTTTCTGACATTGGTTTTGATGTTTTGCCTATTTTATTAGAGTCCGGTGCTATCTCGTCTAGCTTATCCATTAATGCTTTTGATAAACCTTTTTTAAATCCAATACGACCACCGTCAGCAAAACCTTCAGGTTTGTATTTTTCTTTTAAATATTTTTTAAGTAAGGGTTTGTTAAATGAAGCTCCAAGTTCTTTTTTAAATCTTGTGTTTACATAGTTAATGTAATTATCTAGTCCTTGATTTTTTAAAAATTTTTCTGACTCTGGACTATATA